AGCCTGTTCCCTAGTCCGAATGAGTTCATCAATCAATTTACGTTGTTCACCAATCTCATGCCCCTGTCTACCGTAAGCACTTTCGACATTCTGGTGCATTTCGATTACGTCTTTTAAAGATTTACCTCTATACTTCTCAGGTAGAGTGGATTCTTCTGCAACTTCTTGAATAGGTTCTTGTTCTTCAACAGCCTGTTCAACTTGTTCAACAGCTTCTTCCTGCACTTCTACTTTAGGAGCATCTACAGGTGTATCTTGTTGTATGACCTCATCTACTACTATACTCATCTATCCACCTCGCCCATGTCGGGTTATGAAGTTAAATTTATGGAGTCTTCGATTAAATAACTTATTCAGAAGATTGTTCCATAGCTCTTTTGGTCGTAGATTCTAAGCTTTCTATTAGCTTAATGACCGATAACTGACCCTTAGCAAAATAAAGGTCTTCCATATTGCGTAAAGTCTCAACGTCTTGAGTTGCTTTTGCAATATTCTGTAGTTCTGTGAGTAGATCTTTCCAACCATCCATCTCACATAACAATAATCTATCAATAAGGAATTGTTCGTCTGTCTTCATCTAGTTAATACAGCTAAATCAACATCTGCATTCTCTTTTCTAGCTTTTGCATAATTTAACTCTGTTTCAGAGAATAAGTGTTGTACTTCAGGAACATTTCTCATTGTTTCACTGTTAGTATTCTGTACATCTGCCTTGGTTTTCTCAAGACTTGCCATATCTTTTTCATATTTCAAGATACGTTCCTGAACACTTAAATCATCTGGTATAGCTTTCTGTGCTTCAGACTGCCATTTAAGTGCTTTAGCATGTTCTTCCTGTGTCTCTGCTAAAGTCTTTTGAATATTTGCTTCAGCTTGTTGCATCTGAAGTTGCATCACCTGTTGTTGTACTTGTTGTGCTTGTGGATTAGGTTGTGAACCTTGTATTAACCCATTAACAATCTGATCTCGATTATGAATAGAAGAATTCTGGAAGAGAGCTAACAATATGACATTAAATGCAGGAGAATCTTTAGGTATTGCTTGTAACATTTGCACCATTTGAGTGATCTCAAGTTCTTTTGCCATTATTCCCATAGTGGAATAAGGAATGAACTTGTAATCATTTACAGGATATCGTTCTACATCAAACTGAATCTTCCTCCACATTGATTTCTGAATCATTGGGATCAGAAATGTATTCTGGAAGTTCATCAAGGTACGTTTTTGTCTCTTGATTGCGGCAGATTGCATCATAGACATCCCACTGGCAGTACGATCTGCACCAGCAGTTGTATCTGTAGATCCAGTACCCATCTGAATCATGTTCTGAAGTGAAGCAACCTGTGCAAAAGTAGATTGCTGTACTGTTCCAAGGTTAATTGGCATCAATGCATCTTTTGGAGAGCCATTCGTTAGAATAGTTCGACCAGGACGCACCTCAAACTTGATTCCTCTGGGCAATCGAGTCGCATCAGCAGCCATCATGGGTGTAGTAGTCAGTGCTAACCCATCAATCCTTGCTCTCATTTCAGCATCTAGAGCTTTTTGAGGGTTATATCCCTTCTCGCAGATCCCTCTACCCCAGAATTTATTTGGTACGATGTCATGTTGGTAGGAAATAAAAGGTCTATCCACCATCATAAAGGCATTTTCTTCTGCTCTTAATATATAAGAGTCATTTACGATGGTAACTACTGCTTCAACAAGCTCATCTTTCTTCGTGTACTTGAAATCATCCTTATCCTTCCCAGGTTTAAGGAATCTCTTGGGAACTTTACCCCAATATTCAGTAATTTTTACGTTATCTGACTCATCTGCCTGTCTAGTTTCGTAGTCATAACCAAAATTAACCACATTATAATCACCATCTAAAGGAACATCTCTGTAAATTCCTTTATTGATACCTTCGATCACATGCCATCGAGGTTTAATTACTTCATGTGCAACACCCAATGCTTCATCAATGCTGTTAGCGGCAGGATCTATAAGGAATTCTTTGGGAGAAATAGGTTCTACTCTTATATCTATAGAAGGATACTCAACAACCTCTCTAACAGATGTCATTGTGTCTTGAACAGGAGATTCAGCAAAACCTCTCTCTAGATTCTGCTCAATAATAATCTTGGCAACCCCAGTTCCGTAGATTGCAGAGTTAAGAAACACCTCACAGATGGCATCCTTGACTCCCATCTTCTCCAGATCTTCTTGTAACAAATTACGAACATATTCAGCATCTAATTTGTTCTTATCCAACATATCATCTTGTATGTCGAACCATTTGCCTCTACCAAACGTAGCTTCTTCCAGTTCAGACACAGAAGACTCTACAGCTTGTTGTAATGCAGGGGAGATTAAACGAGATTTCTCAGAAGATCTTGTTTTATCTTGTTCTAACCAAACACCTCTCCATAAACGATAATATTCATCCCATTTCTGAACATAATTTTGATCTCTATGATTTCTCCAGCTTTCAAGGCGATACAACAACCATGATTGTAAAGCTGGGTATTTGGTTTCTTTCGATTCAAACATAATCAATATCCAGAGATTTCATCATAAGGTTCCCAATCATCTTCTAGTTCAATTGAATGGGCAAAATCAGCTATTGATACCTGGTCTATGTAAGCCAAGCTATCTAATAAGTCATCATGAGCAAGATGGTTAGGGAAGTCCATCATTTGAGAAATAAAGGTTTTCCAATCACGATCCTCATTGAATGTAATTTGTCGATGTTCTAATCTTCCTTGTAAAGACCATGTAATTCTTTCAGTCTTCTTCTTACCACCATGCCTCAATTCATCAATATGTACAAACTTATTCTGTCTTCTCATCTCATCTTCGAGATAAGGCATAATAGCATTCTTTAAAGAACCACCTTCTATCCCTACAGTCGTTGCTTCCACATCTGAAGATGCTTTAAGTATTCTTGAAGCAGTTTCCTTGATTGACCACCTACCATGTAGGATATCTTTAACCCACCATTGGTTCCCAGTTACTTTTACAATAGCAATTGAGGTTTCATCCAGTTTAGAGCTTCTAATTCCTCGTTCTTTCTCTACAGCTTCAAAGCCAGCAGGATCAACAGCAACAACATAATTACCGTTATCCTCTTCTTCTTTTGTGGTAACAAACCATTCTTCTTTAAATATACCTCCTGTGAAGGATTCAAAAGAAGCTTCAAATTCTTGTCTAAAAGCCATAGAAGACATGGCCTTTCTAGCAGCTTCTATTTCTTTTTCAGGAATATATGGATTGTCTACTGATTTAAAACTGAAGGATTCCCACTCTTCATCATTCTGTGCTTCTACATAAAGATCAAAGAAGTGATTCTTTCCAGCAGGAGTCCCAATAAATAAAGCTCCACCTTCTACGTCAGCTAATGTAGGTCTTATGATGGTTTCCCAGACAACAGGCTTCATTGAAGCATATTCATCTAACACCACATAACATAAACCCACTCCCCTTAACGTATCTGGTCTATCTGATCCTTTAAGGTAAATCTTTATTCCATTTACTAAGGTTATTACAGCAGTGTTCTCATGGGTTGTCTTTATGATGTCTTGCCCAAGTCTCTTGAGCATATCCCACATGATATCTTTAGATTGCTGGAAAGTAGGACCGATGTAGAAAACATCTTTAGACTCCGATTGAAGTCCATTTATTAATAGAGTCCATGCGGCTAACTGGGACTTACCAAATCTTCTTCCAGCAGAAACAATCTTGAATCTAGCTTTCGATTGAAAGATCTCAAGTTGAGCAGGATGCAGATCTACGTTAATTTCCATATCTGACGTTAGTCGGAGCTTCGCTCCTCATGTATCTTTATAGACTGTACCACCTGTTCTTCAGATTTATAACTTGGATTCTCAATGACTTTACCTTCTGAGACTACTTTTTCTGCCGAAGAAGTTATTTGAGATTGAGTTCCTACGTTAATTACAATTTTAGAACTGTCTTCTCCATTATGAGAACCTCTTAATTGTTGTAGAGGAATAATTCTATCAATACACATCTTGAGGCAGTGAACATCTCCTCTTAATGCTCTATCTATGATTAC